TAGAGCAAACAGAAGACTATCTTAAATTTAAAACTCTTAATTCAACATATGAGTTATGGAAGCTATCTTAAAATTTAATTTACCTGAAGAAACTAGTGATTTTGAATTAGCAGTTAATGCAGTAAAAATGTATTCTATTATTTGGAGTCTAGACCAATGGTTACGCACAAATACTAAATATGCTTCAGATAATATAAGTAGTGATACTTACGAAGCATATGAGGAATGTAGAGAAAAGCTTCATGAATTAATGACTGATTATAACATAAACTTTGACTAATGGTACAATATAAAAATCGCTATAGAGACATTTTCACTTTTACTAAAACTGAAGATGGAAATATACTGTGGCAAGGTAACTTTGAATATGTTAAATATTCTTATTTAAATGACCTTGTTGGCAGCCAACTTACTATGATAGACCCTAGTGGTGGCCCTTATTTAACAATAGGCTCAAATATGGGGCTTTTTGATGAGTCTTTTAAAGGATTATTTATTAAAGGTTTTAGAAAAACACCTGAAGGATATTTAATAATAACTAAAGAATAAAAGTTATGACTGAAAACTATAAAAAGGACTTTGTGCCTTACGAACAAGCATTAGCTTTAAAAGAATTAGGATTTGATGAACCTTGTTTTTCTTACTATAAAAATGACCAATTAAGTGAAATAGAAGAGGTTATAAATAGTAAAATGAGAAATGTGAATAATGAAATTGATGATTATATCTCAGCACCACTATACCAACAAGCATTTAGATGGTTTAGAGAGAAGTATAGTATTCAATCAACTATTGATCCAACTAAAGACCAACACAGATTTGAGTTAGGATTTAATTATTGGATTTGGAATACCAAAACTGGTGAAGAATGGTTTACAGAACCTAAAAATAGACCTTCTGGTGATTATGTATTTGATTCTTATGAAGAAGCAGAACTTGAATGTCTTAATAAACTAATTGAAATCGTTAAACAACAAACCCATGCAACAACCAATTAACAACAACAAACAACAAACAGCAGTGGACATTGCATTTGAAAAATTAGCAAATCAAGGTTTATTAGTAACACGAGATTATAAAAATCTTGTAGTGTATAGAGAAGCCAAAGAACTGGAGAAGGAGCAGATGGATAAGGTAAGTGAAGATTGGTTTGTTGAAGGATGCAGTCACATGAAAGACAATAAAAGAATCTACCAATCATTTGAACAATACTACAACGAAACTTATAACAACTAAACTATGAAAAACATACATTTAATTACAAAACACATTTACATCACTTCTGATGAAGAAATTAAAGAATTACCTTGATTTATAAATATAATTGTTTTATATTTGCATATTAATTTTAAATAAACAAATTATGGAATGGAAAACAATACCAAGTTTTAATGATTACGAAGTAAATACTTTAGGACAAATTAGAAAAAAGTTAAAAGGAAAAATACTTTCTCAATCTATTAGTTCACACGGTTATTATCAAGTAAACATAGCAAACAAATCAAGAAGAACTCATAGATTATTAGCAGAAGCATTTATACCTAATCCTTTAAATCTTGAAACTGTAAATCATATTGATGGAAATAAGCTAAACAACAGCTTAGAAAATTTAGAATGGATGAGTAGGTCTGAAAATGTAAAACACTCAAGAGAAGTGCTTATGTTAAAACCTATTCCTTATTCTAAGTCAAACAAGCAACATCATTTTATAGGTAAGACAGGAGTAAATTCATCTGCTGGTAAAAAGATAAAAGCAATACTTGAAGATGGACAAGAATTTATTTTTGGTTCTGCTTCTGAAGCATCTATTACTTTATTTAATGATGTTAAATATGGTAAAACAATAAGACAATCAATGTCAAGAGGAACAATGAAATATAAAAACATAAAATTTGAAAATTATGGATAATGCAGAGAAATTAATGGATACAATGGAAAATTTAATTCAGATGTTAAATGATACTGAATTAGCTATTCCAAATATAAAACAAGGACTAAATCCTGATGCTTATTATACAGTAGAAGAGATTAAGAAAATATTAGATGTAAGCACAAGAACAATTCAGACTTGGCGTGATAAACATAGATTAATTTATGTTCAAATAAAGTTAAATGGAGAAGAAAGCCCAAAAGGGAAAGTATATTTTCAAGGTAAAGACTTAATTGATTTTTTAAACTCAAATAAAAGAATATGAAAGTAATTAAACATAAAGACAAATGGTATTTACAATCTGAAACAGGCTACAAGGAAATATTGTTATCTACTGATGCAGAACTTACACAAGATGGTATTCAACCTATTGATGATGATTTCCTTGAATGGTTTGTTAAAAATCCAAGTTGTGAGAGGGTTGAAGTTGAATTATTCCCAAAATTTAGCAATAATTTATATGGTATCATCATTCCACAAGAAGAACCTAAACAAGAAACACTTGAATTACCAGTTGAAATTAATTTTGCAAATGAAATTGAGCAAATATCAGAATATGATAAAGGTAGATGGTATGGAAGAATTGAAGGTGCTAAATGGCAACACGAAAGAATGTATAGTGAGGAAGATTTATTAAGTGCTTTTGAGGCAGGAATGATGTTTATTGGTGAGGATAAAGGAAGTTTTAGAGAATGGTTTGAACAACAAAAAAAGAAGTAATATGAAACACAACATTATCAAAACCGTATGGGTAGGCAAATACATTTATTAGTATTATGAAAACAATCGCAGAACAGCTAAACGTAACAGAGTTTCCTTTTCGTATTAAGGATTCTAAAGGTAGGATTATTTACTTTGAAGAGTCAGATAAGCGTTGGGCTAAATATGAACATGACTCTGAAGGTAATGTAATCTACTTTGAAACTTCAAGCGGTTATTGGTCAAAACGTGAATGTGATGCTAGTAATAAAGAAATCTACTATGAAAATTCAAAAGGTTTAATAGTAGACAAAAGACCTTAACCTTGTGAAGATAAAGTAGTAGACATTGATGGAGTTAAATACAAACTATTAAAACTATGAAAGGATTAATCTTATTCAAGCTCATATCTGCTATGATAATGGTGGAGAGTAGTGGTAACCCTAATGCATTTAACCTTAAAGAAAATGCTGCAGGTGTACTACAAATCAGACCAATTATGGTTGCTGAACTTAACAGATTAGGAATAGAGTTTAGTCTTGATGACAGATACTCTAGAACAAAGTCTGTAGAAGCATTTGAGAAATGGGTTAAACTCAAGAATTATACTAACCCAGAGGTTATTGCTAGAAAGTGGAATGGTGGTCCTAGTGGCCACCTTAAACCCACTACTTTTAACTACTGGATAAAGGTTAGTAATCTGATGTACCCTAAATTTTATAAATGTGACCTTAAATAAATAACCAAAAACTTATGAGTATTACTTTAAATAAATTAAGAGCAGTATTTTTTCCTAAATCTTTTTACGAAAAGTATGGCTATTTAGGTTCTGTACCCTGGAGAGAAGAGGGTCAGATATTTAAAGCTATGGAGCCACTAGTAATCTTTATGGATTACAAAGCTAAGCCTAAATGGTGTCCAAGATGGTTTTTGAGATTCTTACATTTGGTTGGTAATGATAACTCTATTGTTAGAGTTAGAAACAGGACATTACATAGTCTTCATAGTAAATTAACAAAGGGTATTTTTATGTATGACTACAAAACTAAATGGCAATGGTATGATTTACGTATTAGTGTTTCTGGAAATAAACAGATACAAGATTTAGCAGATGATATTGAGGCAGTGTACTACAGAAAAGGTGAAAAACAAGATTTACTAGATGAGATTTATAAATACAATCCTGCCTTTGATAAGCCATATTGGACAACCAAAGAGTTAGCTGTATATCTTGATGACCTTATAGATAAAAAAGAAGAAAGTGGAAAAAATTAGAGTTATAGGAATATCAGGTAAAGCTGGTGTAGGTAAAGATACTGTAGGTAAAATTATACAGTTTTTAACATTAGATGATGATGTATTTTCTAAAACAAATAGAGATTGTATAGCTGATTTAGAATATAATGCATATTGTGCATCTAATTCTAAGTGGAAAATTAAAAAATATGCCTCAACTCTAAAGAAAATTACTTCTATAATCCTAGGATGTAAATTAAATAAACTAGAAGATAGAGAGTTTAAGGAAAAAGAACTAGGTAAACAATGGCAAGTAATAGATTATACTTTATCACCTAGAATACTTTTGCAAAGACTTGGAACAGATGCAGCAAGACATGTACACCCTGATATATGGGTTAATGCTCTGTTTAGTAAGTTTAAAAAGAAATCTAAATGGATAATTACAGACATAAGATTTGATAATGAAGTAAGAGCTATACAAGAAAGAGGTGGTATAGTAATTAGAGTTAATAGGGATAAATCAAAAGACAGCACTGAACACTCTAATCACCTATCAGAAACTGCACTAGATAACTATGAAGGATTTGACGTTATTCTTAATAATAACGATACTCTTGAAGACCTTATAAAAGAGATAAGGGCAATTTTAATCAAATATAAAATCAAATAAATATGCAAAATCAAATTAAAATAAAAAACAAACTTTCTCAGCTTAATGCTATTCACCATAATGTAACTACTTCTTCTTATAAGTCTTGTAGAGAGCTTAATAAACACGTAAAAGTAGATTCTAGGTTACTTAGCTATCTTAATAAAAATGAAATTTTAGGTAAAAAAAACAACAAAGTTGTTTGGAATAATAATATTAAGCCTAACATTGCTTTAGCCACAACTTATCAAAATTATATTGACCAAGTTAATAAGTACAACCGTAAAACTAGGAAAAAACCTACTGAACAAGTACAAGTATTAGGCTCTAACCAAGATAAGAAAACTTTTAGCATGTTTTGGGGTTTAATTAAGTTTAATTATTAAAACAGTTGAAGGATTGTTAACATGAAATTAACTTGCGACTAATTAATGTATAAGTGAAACAGCCCTACTTCGGTGGGGCTTTTTTATTAAAACTATGAACAACAATATCAGTCCTTGGGTAGTTGTAGGATTGAATATGTCTAAAGAAAATAGAATTAAATCCTTTATAACTACTATATGTAAACATTATAGAGTATCTGAAAAAGATTTAAGCTTAAAAAGCAGAAAACAATCAATAGTAAATGCTAGAAAAGCTTTATCTTTTTATTTACATTATACTTTTAGAATGACAGAACAGCGAATAGCTGATGAATTTAACTTAGGTATTACTAGAAGCAATATTCATCATCATAAAGTAGATTTTAGAAGATTACTTGAGGTAAAAGACCCAGATGTAGTATCTTTACAGTCTAAACTAGACAACCATTTAAAAAAATACGATGATATACTTAGTTTCAAATAACAGCTTGATAGAGAGCGAAATATCTACACCATGTTCAATAAATGATGTAAAAGAATGGTGTAAAACTCATAAAATTAGAGGCATAGATACAGAAACTATAGGTGATTGTTGGACTGGGTATATCTTTACCCTTCAAATAGGTGATGCTAATACACAATTTGTTATTGACTGTACATATGCTAATATCCTAGACCTTAAAGAAGAACTAGAAGACCCTGAAGCTATTAATATTCTTCAGAATAGTAAATATGACGATAAGTTTTTCTTTGCTAAAGGGATAAAACTAGGATACATTTATGACACTTTCTTAGCAGAATGTATCTTAACTACTGGATATGAAAATAGACAGCTTAGGCTTGACTACATAGTAACTAAATACTGTGGAGATAAGTACCAGTTAGATAAATCAGTAAGAGGTAAAATTAACTGGGCAGGTTTAACAGATGATGTTATTAAGTATGCTGCTTATGATGTTATTGCTTTGGAAGAAGTAATGAATAAACAAAAAGCAGAACTTGAAAGATTAGATTTAATGCCTGTAGCAGAGTTAGAATTTAAGTGTTCTAGAGTATTTGCAGAAATGGAATATGTAGGCATGAAACTAGATGTTAATAAATGGTTAGAGCAAGCTAATGATAGAGAAAGAAATGCAGATAGATTTGAGAAAGCTCTAAATGAATACATTCTAGATAACCCAAACAAGTACAATAACTTTATAGATAGACAGCTTAATCTATTTGAACCAGGGTTTAAGACAAATATTACATGGTCTTCCCCTAAACAAGTTCTTGATGTATTGCTATCTTCTGGTATTAAAATAGAGTCTGTTAATGAAAAGATTATAGAAAAATACAAGGTTAAAGTACCCATAGTAGGACTTTATCTTGAGTATAAAGAAAATCAAACTGCTATTAGTAAATTCGGGAGAGAATACTTAAAATGGGTAAACCCTTTAACAAATGCTGTGCATACTTCATATTGGCAAATTCTTGCTACTGGCAGAGTATCATCAGGTATGAAAAATGAAGCACCTAATATGCAGCAATTACCAGCTTTAAATGAGGTAAGAAATTGCTTTATAGCTAGAGATGGCTATTCTTATGTAGATTGTGATTATTCTAATATGGAATTAGTTATTGCTGGTTGTGTAAGTGGTGAAGAGTCTTGGGTGGAAGCATTTAATAATGGATTAGATTTACATTCTGTAGTAGCTGAAGCAATGTATAAAGACAAATGGAGAAACTCTGCTGAAGAAAGCTGTGAGTATGTAAAAACTAAGCAAAAGTGTGATTGTAAAGAGCATAAAGGAATGAGAACTAAAATCAAAACTTTAAACTATCTAGCTCTTTATGGTGGTGGCCCACAAAAGTTAAGTGACTCTATTAATATTCCATTAACAGAAGCTAAAGAAATTATTAGCACTTACTTTAACGGATTACCTAGACTTACTGGATTTTTAAATATGTTAAAAACATATGGTAAGAGAAACTTAATGATTAGAACTAAACCACCATATCGTAGAATTAGATTCTTTGAAAATCCACAAGATGACCCTGCTGTATATTCTCAAATTGAAAGACAGAGTGGAAACACATACATTCAGGGTACTGGTGCTAACATAACTAAGCTATCTATGGTTAAAATGAATGAAGAAAGAGCTAAACAAAACATAGATGTTAAGTTTGTTCTTCAATTGCATGATGCTGTAGTATGTGAAGTTAAAGATGAGCAAGCAGAACAATGGTTTAATATCCAAAAACAATGTATGATTGATGCTTTTAAGGAAGTTATTGGTTATCCTATTGATGTTGATGGGTATATAGCTAAATTTTGGAAAAAATAAATTTAAAATTATGAATACTGAAGAAAAACAAAAAACTAGAGATGTATTAACTCAGTTAAAAAATGAAGGATACACAGGAGTATCTATATCTTTTGATGGTGCAGGTGATTCTGGTTCTATAAACGGTGCTAGAGCCTTTAAAGAAGATTTTATCTTAAATGAGAGGGTCCATGATGATTACTACATCTATGAGCCTCAAATTACTATTTTACTTGATGATTTAGGTTATGCTATTTTATCTGATTCAAACTATGATTGGTATAATAATGATGGTGGATATGGAAGTATTCACATTTCTTTATTAACTGGAGAGGTACAATTAGATATTAGAATTAGAGTTACGGATACTGAAGATTATCTAATAAATAGTGAAGTAAAAAACTACACACGATGAGTCCATTAGTACATTCAGAACTATCTGTAAAATCATTTGGAGGTAAATTTGAAGATTACCTTGAAATTCATGAGTTTCTAGATATGACTAAAACACATTATGTAGGTTATCAACATAGAGCTATCCTGCATAATACTTTTGGTATCTATATCTGTGAAAGAATATTTGGCCCTTACATTACTAATTCTGATGGAAATAAAGTAGAAACTAGATATATTGTTATCAATCATATCAAAGAAGATTTATCTTTTGTTCCTACAGTAAAAGAATGGGTGTTAGGTATACCTTTTAAACCTTGGATGAATGGTGAAACTATTACACAAAAACATAATACTAAAAATATTGAAACATTATTAAATGACGAACAATGAAAAAAGAGTATTAGTACATGAACAAGCTAAAAAAGCTTTCCTCACACATAAAAAGGGCATACTGCACATTTCTATGGGTGTTGGAAAAACTAAAATAGCTATTGACTTAATTAACCCTGACAGTAAAACAATTGTTGTAGCACCATTTACTTCTGTTTTAGATTCTTGGAAAGAAGAGTTTATTAAATGGAATAAATCAGATGCTAATGTTGTTTACACCACTACAGCTTCTTTAAAAAAGTATACAAAGGACACTTTTGACTTAGTAGTATTAGATGAGATTCATTTATACTCTATTAATCAGTTATCTAAAGTACCACCTGGCAGGTTACTTGGTTTAACTGGTACATTAAGTGATTCTAGTGTAGCTGAAATTAGAGAACAACTCAATTTAAATGTTATATTTACCTATGATATTGAAAGAGCTATAAGAGATGGTATTATTGCTGATTATAGGGTTAAAGTTGTAGAGGTTTCTCTTGATGATACATACAAGTATATTGAAGGAGGAACTAAACTAAAGCCCTTTTTAACTACAGAAAAGGCACAATATGATTATCTAACAAAGCAGTTTAATCAAATTAAATTTGCAGAATGGAATGCTATAGGCTCTGATAAAAAAAAATATGCATTGATTAAAATGCAATTTGCTTCTAAAAGAGCCAAGCTTATTTATTCTTGTAAAAGTAAATTAAATGCTGCTTCTAGAATAATCAACAATTATCCTGAAGACAGATTGCTTGTCTTTACTACATTAACAGATAGTGCTAATCAACTATGTGAACACCAATATCATTCAAAAGCTGATAAGAAAAACCTAGATAGGTTCTCTAATGGAGAAATTGATAAACTAGCAGTAGTCAATATGGCAAATGTAGGCTTGAATATTAAGCCTCTACATAGAGCTGTAGTTCATCAATTTCAAAGCTCAGAGGAAACAGCACAACAAAGAATGGGTAGATTACTTAGACTGGAGTATAATAATCCAGAAAAGATTGCAGTAATTCATGTAATATGTGCTGTTAATACCGTAGATGAAGACTGGGTAAAAAGTGCTTTAAAGAATGTTCCTAAATCTAAATTAGAATACATACACTATAAAAATTTATAATGGAACAAATTAAACAAGTCAGTATAAGTATGCTGACAGACAGAGAAGTACTTTTCTTTTCTAAAATAGTAGAGGTAGATATGACACTAGAAGAAAAACAAAATCCACAATCTTATGTAGATAAGATTAATTACCTAGTAAAGCCTAAATACACTAAAATAGACCAAATAATGTGTGTTATACCTACTTTTATACTTCAAATGGAAGAAGAGGATGCAAGATTAAAGTATAAAAATATGGGAATTTTATGATAACAATTTTAGTAATTGTTTTGCTAATTGTAGGCTATATAGCTATAGCAATGCACAGTGTTTCATTAGTAGATGATGGAAAGTGTTTAAAGATTATATGGGTAACAGAGAAGTTTGATACTGATGGAATGCCTTATACGAGAGTAAACTCAATTATTATATGGAAATACTAGAAATTGTAGAACTATTAAACAAAATGCAAGATGAGGGCTTTATTAAAGTCCTAAACTGGGAAACCAGAGAATTAATCCTTTTGCCTAAAACAGAAAGTAAGATTATACATCCTATTGAAGAATGGATTGATAACTACAGAAATCTGTTTAAAGGTAAGAAACCTGGTGCTATGGGTGATAAAAATGCCTGTATTGTTAAGATGAAAGAACTCTTTTTGAGAAGACCTGATTTATCTATGGATAAAGTAATCAGAGCAACTGAAAAATACATTCAAGTAGAATCTAATCAAAGATGGAAATATCTTATGCAAGCAGATTATTTTATCTCCAAAAACCAAGGTAATACCAGAGATGGTAGAGTATCTAAGCTTGAAGCTTATTGTGATGAGCTAGATACCAATGAACCTCAAAATTCTTTTATACATGATATTTGATAGAGCATTAAGTAGAATTAGGGACAATATGCATAATGAGCATAATTGTATACCTTGGGGTTTACCTAGATTTGAGAATGTAGTGCCAGGCATTATGCAGCAAAAGTATTATCTTATTACGGCAAATTCTGGTATAGGTAAAACTCAATTTACTGATGCTTTTTTTATGTATAGACCTATTGATTTTGTGCTTAATACTGAAACAGATATTAAGCTTAAAATCTTTTACTACTCACTAGAGGTAGACAAAGAATCTAAAATTATTCAAGGTATTGCAAGGAAAATATATTATGATTATAACATAGTAATTCCATTCAATAAAATCCTATCTATGAATAAGCATAGGATATCAGAAGAGGAGTATAGTATTATATCTTCGACTAAAGATTATTTTGAAAAATTAGAAGACTTTGTATATATCTATGATAGTACAATGAATCCTTATGGTATTTTTAAACAGATGGTTGACTATGCTAAATCTCATGGTACTATACATAAAAAAGTAATAACTAAAAAGATTAGAGATGAGGTATCTGGAGAAATAAGAGAAGAACAACAAGAAATCTTTGATTATTATACTCCTAACAATCCAAAAGAATATGTTATTATTATTGTAGACCATGCTGCTTTACTTAATACTGAACAAGGCTTAAGTATTAAAGGTACCATAGAAAAACATAGTAATAATATGGTGCAGTTAAGAAATAACTTTGGATTTATTCCTGTGCTTATTCAGCAACAAGCTGCTGCTATGGAAGAATTAGATACATATAAAGGTCAAACTTTAGAATCTAAATTAATTCCTAGTTTATATGGTTTGGGTGAGACTAAACTAACTGGTAGAGATGCTGATATTGCACTAGGAATTTTTAGCCCTGCAAGGTATGAATTAGATGTATTTAGGAACTATAAAATTTCTTTATTACAGGATAATTTCCGATCTTTACATGTGTTAAAATACCGCAGTGGTAGTCCTAATGGAGTTGTAGGTTTGGAATTTAATGGTGCTACAAATTTCTTTGAAGAACTACCTAAACCAGGAGACCCTCTCTTGGAAGAAACTTATAAAAAATACAATGGAAAACCTAAAGCGTAACACTGTAGAACAAGATATTGTTGACTTTATAGATAGAGGAGGACCTACTATAACACATAAAAGTATTATAGAAAGGTTTAATGTATCTATTGAATATATTAAGTCACTTATCTGGAGATTAAAAAAAAATTATCGTAACTAAATTCAACAACTATATGAGTACATTAGTAGGCATTGTAGGTCAAAGTGGGACAGGTAAGTCCACTTCGATTGAAACCCTAAACCCCAAAGAAACTGCAATTATCAATGTTTCTAACAAACCTTTGCCATTTAAAGGATGGAAAGCAAATTATGTTCAAGGCAAATTGTCTGAAGGTGCTAACTATATCTCAACAGATGTAGCAGCCACTATAGTTCAAGCTCTTAAGTATATTAGTGATAATAGACCAGAGATTAAACATATCATCATTGATGACCTTCAGTACTTAATGTCTTTTGAATTTATGGCTAAGGCTAAAGAGAAAGGCTTTGAGAAATTTACAGACATTGGTAAAAACACTTTTGATGTATTAAATGTAAGTCGTCAGCTTAGGGATGACTTAATCATTTTTGCAATATATCATGAGGAAAGTATCAGTGAAAACTTTAATCCTAAACGGAAAATTAAAACTATAGGTAAACTCTTAGATGATAAAATCACTTTGGAAGGTTTGTTTACCATAGTTTTCTTTACTGAAGTTAAGATTGAAGAAGACCAGAAGCCACACTATTATTTTGTAACTCAAACTGATGGTGTGACTACTGCAAAAAGTCCAAGAGGAATGTTTGATGAGCTTTTAATTCCTAATGACTTATCTCTTGTGTCCACAAAAATTAATGAATATTATATCTAATAATTATGAAACAAATACCTATTAGTACTAGAGATTTGAAAATCTGGTATGTGCTGGACTGTATGTCAGCTGATGAAATCGCAGTTAAAATTAACTCCATGTATGGAATTAACTGTAGTGGTGATGATGTGGTAACTTTACTTAGAGAGAGAAAAGTTCAAGCTAGAAATATCAAAAGAAGCAACCCTTCTTTTGAATTTGTAGACCCTGAAATGGTTGTCCAAGATGCTTGTATTTTTTCAGATACATCTGATGCACCAGAAGAAGATTGTCTAGATTTAGGCACTTTACAACATGCTGGTATTCCTCAACATTCTTTTACAAATATCTAAGTATTAACCCTAAAAACAAATAAATAGTATGATTAATCTAAATGACAACTCCTACGATGGAGGCAGTAATGTTCAAATCTTTAATGGTGGCCAAGCTGGTGTAGTAAGAAATGTTAAACTTGATAGAATTGAGCCTAAAACAGAAAGCGGTAATGCTCCTGACTATAAGCTATTCTTTAAAGATTCTAATGGTGCTGAGCTTAACTTGGCCTTTTGGTATCTAGATTCTACAAGAGATACATTTTCTAAAGACTTAGAAAAACAA